ATAAAAGAATTATATCACCTAAGTGGCATAAGGTCAAATAATTCTGGATGAAGTTTCCCATACTTCCTCATAATCTCACCCGCCTTTGCATTTGCTTCGTTTTCAGCAGGACTTCCAGGATTTGATGAGATTTTTTTACCATCTACAACTTGTTTGTAATGAACGAACTCATGAGAGACTGTTCTTAAAATATCTATTGGATGACGATTGATTATACTAATATAAAGTGTTTCTCTATTCATCATACCAAAGGTCATATTTGTTTTGGCAAAATCAGAGTCATCTATGAGTACATATGGAATATCATAGGTTAAACGAAGTTCTCTTTTAAGGAAGACAATAAATCTTTTAAGAATAGCATCAAACTGCATTCTTGTAGTTGGTCTTCCTTTTCTTTTGCCAATCAAAGACATTTTTTGAAATATTTATTACACACCAAGAACTGCACCAATATTATCATCAATATTTTGAATAATAGTACGAATGTCAGAGATACGATGAGGAACACTCACTTCATCATAAGTGTATCCTTTCTGTGCATCAAAAAGGATTTGACGAACTGCAGCAGCAGAACGAACGTCCATTTTAATTGTTACTTGTTTTTCTTTAGTCATCGGTCATCAGCAGCACGGTTTTCGGAGAAATAAACATCAAAAGCACCTTCAGGATAACGCTTGAGAAGTTTTTGAACATTACGAGCAACTACATCATCAAGAGTGACATCAAGTGCAATACATGCTTGAGCAACATACCACATAATATCACCCAGTTCAATAATCAGGTGCTCACGGTTGTCCTCATTATAAGGTTTTCCTTGGAAGATCATTTTTTTAACAATCTCCATAAATTCACCACCCTCGGCATTAATACCAACAGAAGCGGTCAGGAGACGTTCAATATTGGCACCCTTTTCATCTAGAGCAACTAGACGATCAGAGAGGGAAAGAAAGTCCTTAGATGCGTCAGAAGTTACAGCATCTACAAACTCAGCATACTTATCAAAATCTACGTGTTTAGCGGTTTCCATTAAAATTTAAATCCTTCAAACGACTTTTTAGGTTTGTTGTCTTCATTGCTATTATACTCGTCTTCCTGTCCAGAGTCAAGTATGTCTTTTTGAGCAGTTTGCTCACAATCATAAAGACGCATTTTGGCACGATCAATACCCACAATAAAACGCTTGTAAATAGTGGGATCATTATATCGATTCTTCAATTGTTTTACCATAATCTGCCCCAACTGTTCCAACTCTTCTGTACTAATAAGGGCAAACATAAGATCAGCAGTAGCAGGGAGACCAAAGGACTCACTAGTATCAGTAAGTTCAACATCAGAACTACCATAACCACTGCGGGTGGTCTGGGTAGCAGAGACAATGGGAACATTGAATTCCACTGCCAAACCGCGAAGTTCTTCTGCAATTGACTTAATATACGAATAAGAATTGATAGAGCTATTTGCCTTATGCCTAGAGGAAGCACAAATATTAAGGTAATCAATGAAAATAATATCAGGTCTAAATGATTTCTTAAGAGCAAGTTCATTGAGAAGTGCCTTGAAATGACCAGAATGTGCGGATGCAGTGGGATACTCTTTAATGATAAGAGTACCTTGCGTCTTCTTTGCAATATTATTTACTTTATTTTCAAATGCCGAGCGTGGGAGATCAACCAGTTGCTGAATCGGGACATTGAGAAGGTTTGCATCAATTCTTTCTGCAATTCTTTCTTCCGCCATCTCAAGAGTGATGTAGAGAACGTTCCTACCTTGCAATAAGACGGAACTAGCCACATGACACATGAATAGCGATTTCCCAACGCCCGTCCCAGCGAGAGCGATATTGAGAGTCTTGTTAGGGATGCCACCCTTTGTGATTTTGTTGAAATATTCCAGATCAAACTCGATCTTATCTTCTTTGCGATGGTAAAATTCATAACGCTCCTCATAATTTTGAAGATAATCGTGACCGATATTATTATCAAAGGATACTGCTAGAGCATCAGAAAGAATACTTGGAATAGCATCACGATTCTTCTTTCCATCATTACCATCAGCAATATGGATTGATTCCATAAGTGCTAGGTAAATGGCACGATCGCGACACCACTTTTCAGTTGTGTCTAGCAACCATTGCTTTTCTACAGGAAAATCATTCAGAGATTTATTAATTTCTCTGACTTCCTTTACCTGATCTTCTGTCAAGTCTGTGCGATTTTCTACCTCAATGTTGAGTGCTTCGATTGTGATTGCTGAACCATATTTAACAATAAATTGGACAATCTCCTCAAAAATGACCTTTTCGGACTTGCTCTCAAAATAATCTGGTTGTATGAAAGGAATGACTTTGCGCGAATAATCTTCATTATATACTAGGTTTCTTAAAATTGTAGTTTCAATTCTTTCCATCACTTATAATGCAAATATGTACTCATAATATACTTTGAATCAGTTATTGGGGGATTTCCTTTATGTGGAAACATCCAAAGTGGTGGAAATACCAATAGTGTACCCTTTTTAGGTTTAATGATTAAATCTTTAAAGACAGTCTCTCCACCAGTTTCAACATCATTCAAATACCACATAAAAGATAAAAATCTCCTTGCAGATGGATAGTCTAGCACATCAACATGAGTATCAAAGCGGTCTTCGCCACCAGGATTATACTTCTTTATACGAAACTGCTCAAACGCATGGTCTTTAGGAAAGACACGAGTATCTACAAATTCATAATACTTATCACGATAAGTAAATACATTTTTAATAACATGATTATGAACTTGCTCAACCTCTGATGTCAAATCACGATTTTCTGTGAAATTGAATTGAGTAAAGTTGGGTTTTCCATCATTATCGTGACGCTCATGTTTATCAGGTTCCTGATCAAATAATGAAATCAAAAAGTCGCAAATATTAGACTCTAAAGCATTCTCATAGATATGAATAAAATCATTTAGTTCATCCATAACTAAACTCTTTCTTTGCAATTTCATCCAGTTGTTGCATCACTTCTTCTGTAAAATATACTTCAGGTTCTTTGAGAATCTGTTTGGCATAGATTTTCTTACCATCCATCTCATAGCGACCTGCTACATTCTTCCAGAGTCCACCAAGTTCACCAAGTTCCAAAAGACCATAGTAACGATCAAGACCGCGCTCATCATAATAAAGACGGACTTCAACATCTTTGTTCTCCTTACTCAAACGCGACTTAGCAGTCTTTGCCTTGATAATGTTTCCAACGATTTCTGTTCCATCCTTTTCCTTTTTCTTTGAAAGGTAAATGATACTAGAAGCAGCGTACTTAAGACCACTACCACCACCCATCTCCTTAGTAGGAACATAAGCACCAATAACATCATAAGTATGATTGGTTACAATCATAGGGATGTTTGCTTGACCAAGTTTCAACGTAAGCATACGGAATGCACCTTTAATGAGTTGTGATTTGGTCATATCACGAACTTCTTTATCATTCAGAGCATCATTAATCTCTTTACTTGTAGAAAGCATCCCCAAAGAGTCCAGAACAAACATACAAGGATTGCGTTCTGCTTCAGGTTTTTTCATATACAAATCTACTGCTTTGAGTGCTTTTCCGCGAAACTCTTCAACAGTAACAACATTGACAACCACAAGACGAGAAGTATCAATTCCACGGGATTCTAAAAGAGATTTAGTGATAGCAGCCTCAGTATCAAAGTAGAGACAATAACCATCGGGGTTATTATCAAGAAAATTCTTAACCACAGCGAGAGAGAAGAAAGTCTTTCCAGTAGAAGACTCTCCAGCAATAGCAGTAATCTTATTCCCAGATACACCACCAAATATGCTACCTGAAACCAGTGCATTAAAAATGTATGAACCCGTATCAACATAAGTCTCCGTCTCATCAATATCGGAAGCAAGTTGTGTATACTCACCACCAATTTCTTTTACAATATCTTTAAGAAAATCCATCATTCTTTCTCCCCATTTTTATTTTTATCGATATAGTTCATTTTATAAGTCCATAGTTTTTGATACAATGCAGAATCTCCTCCCAATCTCATAGCACTAATAATCGTATTCAATTCTTTTTCGTTAATAGGCAAATCCATCAGTTAAAAAATGATTCTAGGGTTGTTGTATGTTCTGTTTTCCATCCAATTGCATCAAGAATGGACTTAAGTGGTTCAAGAAAACTCTTTTCAAATTGTAGTTCATAGTCAATGTATTTGTCAAGACCAAGTTCTGTAGGAAAGTCTTGAATAAAGGAGATAATATTTTCTTGAATAATATTTGGTTTTTTGAGGTAAATAAATTTAATCTTCTCCCCATTACCAATAAGTGAATATTTATTGGTCAGGTTTTTCTCTTTAATATAATGATTAAAGAGAAGTGCTCCACGAATATGAATTGGTGTTCCCTTCATATAAATGTCAGACTGGGAACGATACTTACGAACATCAGAAGCAGTTCTTGGGAAAGAAATCTGCTCTGGTGGAAGTTTTTTGAAGTCAGAACGACACTTATCAATAAACTTAA